AATTATGAACACACAAATGCACATGGACAACCAGCATTATATTGTGTAAAGTGTAATTGTTGGATACAATGGATTAGCAAAGAAGATTTGCCTGTGTTAGAACGTTGTTTTAGTTAGTCTTGTACCAACCTCGAGTTCTTCCACTATACCTGCTGTTGTTAGCGTTAAACAGTTGATACTTCTCTACTACTTGATCCACAGTATATAGTTCTTCATCAATGATATAGTACTTCTTTTGCTCTTTGAATCCTATATCTAGAAATCTACGCATCATGTCCTCAAAGTGTTGTGGACAATCAGGATCATTACTCCAACGTTGACAAAAGAATTGCAAATGTCCAGCAACATATAACTTAGAACACAACTTCTCTTTCTCTAATTTAGTTAACATAGTACATATTTAAGTCAAAAGTCATAAAAGAATATAAAAATAGGATATTTAGATAAATATTACTGCAATTACGTTAACAGTAACGATAATACTGATTACAGGAATAACAATGACTGAAGATAGCTCTACTCCAGAATCAAGGGAAATTGAACAAAAAGAAATATACCTTGAATACCCAGATGCAGAAAGAGATGCATACCGAGAACAACCTAAACGCAAGTACGCAGACAAAGTAGTACGCGGTATTACCATTGGCAGAGGTGATAACAAACAGATCATAGAAATAGAACAAGTAAGACGTCTTGCTATGTTACATTGCTCATACAATGATATGGCAAAGTTCTTTGGAGTTAAAGAGAACACATTCATTAACAACTTTCGTTACGAAGTAGAACGTAGCAGAGAAGTAACCAAACACAGGCTTATGGAAGCCATGCTGGAAAATGCTATTCAAAAGCATAACCCAGCAATACAGATATTCTTGGCAAAGAACTGGTTAGGTTTAGTCAATGACCCAGTAGCCCAAGAAGGTAACACACCGTTACCATGGATTGACGAAGAGTAGCAGTACAACATTCTCCTAAAGATTGTATTTGTTATGGATAACAACTAGTACTGTTACTCTTCTCTTATAAAGGTATGTAGATGAAATTAACCAAACCACAAAAGGAAATACTTAATCACCCTGCACGTTTTAAGGTGGTTGTATCTGGTAGACGTTTCGGAAAGACTTACGCCAGTATAGCCTCTCTAGCCAAACACGCCTCAGTACCCAATTCAAAAGTAATGTATGTAGCACCAAGTTATCGTATGGCTAAACAAATTGTGTGGGAAGACTTAAAGGCTATGTTGCGTGAAAAGAACTGGATAAAGAAGATCAATGAATCTGAGCTAACCATAACGTTAGTTAACAGCAGTATCATAATGTTGCGTAGTGTAGACAATCCAGATAGCATACGTGGACTTGGTTTAGATCATGTGGTAATAGATGAGGCGGCTGATGTAGTACATCTAGATGAGGCCTGGAATGCAGTACTTAGACCTTGTTTATCAGATAGAGAAGGATCAGCATTGATAATTAGTTCACCTAAGGGCAGAGGATACCTATACGACTTATATCAAAATCAAAAACGTTTAGACAACTGGCAAAGTTGGCAGTACACCACAATCGAAGGTGGTAACGTTACTGCTGAAGAGATAGAGACTGCTAAAGCACAACTAGATGAACGCACATTCAAACAAGAATACTTAGCACAATGGATAGACTATTCAGGACTTATATACTATGCATTTGGTGATCACAACATTATGAAACGTGATGATTTGCTAGATCCTAACACAATGCTACACATTGGCTGGGATTTCAATATTGATCCAGGATGTGCCGTAATAGCCGTCAAGACGCGATTCGGCTTACATATCATAGATGAACTAGAAATGTATGGTACTAACACTCAAGAGATGTGTGCAGAAATACAACGTAAATATCGTAACAGACGTTCTATTGCTTACCCAGATGCAAGTGGATCAGCTCGAAAATCTAGTGCTGGCGGTATTACAGATCACATAATACTGAGCAACGCAGGCTTTCAACTCAAAGTAGGTGCAGTCAATCCTGCTGTAAAGGATCGTATAGCAAGTGTAAATAGTGTGTTAAAAGAAGACAATATTCGGTTGACAATTGACCCGAACTGTGTTAAAGTAATTAACGGATTAAGTAAGCATGTGTACAAAGAAGGAACAAGACAACCAGAAAAGGATTCGGGCCTTGATCACTTCAATGACGCATTGGGTTATATGGTAAATCATTTGTTTCCATTAAACATTAGACCTCGGACTAATCATTTGAACCCACTAGGGCAAAAGGCTAGGAGAACATTCTGAATACACTAACAGTAATCAAATGTTTTGTAGAGGAACCTAGTGATGCACCTCATGTTATGGAGTTCGTTGGTGCAAACATTAACCAATGCTTAACAGTATGTAATGTTTATGTACAAGGGTGTGAGCCAGGTACAACAGTACATTATCATTCACACAAAACAATAACAGAAGAAGAATTTAATAAAATAGGAGAATCGAAAAAATGAAAATACCAGAAAGTTGGAAAACAGAAAGCACTCATAAAACATCACCACTTAACACATTGGCACTGATAGGCGTAAGTCTTATGTGGGGCCATATGTTAGACTTGATATCACTATGGTTTTTACCATTAACATTGTTTACATTGTTAGCCGCATATGGATCAGAGATTAACAAACGGAATTCATAATGCGTAAGGAATTTGAAAAAAAAGTACAGAAGCAGTCTGAGAATACTTTTTCACATCCTGAGAAAGGTACTAAACGTTATGCACAAAATGAAAAGATTATCAATGAAAACATGGCTCTTAAAAAAGCACGTGATATATCGCAAGGCATAGAGAAAGGTGATAGTGCATACAGTCATGATTCACATGGTAAGGGCTCTGCTACACGTGGTAACTCTGCAGAATACAAGGCTAATTTTGATAAGATAGATTTTAGCAAAAGCAAAAGCACTACCAAAAAAGGTTGGAGAGTCAAAATAAACGGAGTGTATGTAGATGAGTAAGTGGCACGGTGGTAAAGGAAGTTCACCACGCAAAGGCAATAACCAACAGCAGTATGAGGATAATTGGGAAAAGATATTTAGCAAATCAAAGACTGCACCTGATCCTGTAGAAAAGCCTAAAGAACCAGAATATGATTACTCTATATTCACAGATTATGATCACAGAGATATCACTGTAAAGTTATTCTCGGACTTAACTACAACTGAACAAGCGTTTCACAAAATGGGTAACACTACACAATGGCAAGTGTATTGTACAGCATTACAGTACGTTAAACAGTTCAAACACATGGAAAAAACAATCAATTCAGACGAGTGGCCGCCAATTAAATTGCAAAAATAGTTAAAGTAGATAAATATACTTGTTATAACACGATTATTCAACTATAGGAATACTACATGGCCGCACCCTTCAATTATTACGATTATATCACTGGTTCGCACCAACTGTATCAAAGATACGCAGACGACTGGAGATTAGCAGTTAGATCATTTTGGGGTGGAGTAGAATACAGAGATGCACAATATCTTAGATCATATGCAATTGATCAGAGCACACCTTCAGACGTAATTAGAACTTACGATGAACAAGATGGAGTTACAACTGGTTCATACATAACAGAAGTTAGACCAGTTGCTACATCACAAGAAGCAGACACAGGCAACAGCAGTTATGTTGGTTCTTTCTACAATGAGAAAGTGCAAAACGTACCTGTGTTACCTTACACTAGATTGTATGTTAGTGAATACAACGCAATACTATTTAGATCACCACCTGTAAGGAACTTACCAGACGATCAAGACGTTACAGACTTTATGCGTAATTGCGATGGCGAAGGTAACTCATTAAACGAATTCATGAGCATGGTAGACACATACAGTACCATTTATGGTGTTGTGTGGGTAAGTTGTTTAAAATTGGCAGGTGCAGACTATCCTAAATGGAGAATGCATTCACCTCTTGATGTACTTAATTGGAAGTATGATTATGACTCAAATGGTGATCTAAGACTGAGTAGCATACTGTTACGCATTAGTCAAGATGCTGATGTACAGATACTACAACACATTACACGAGACACAATTGAAACAATCTTTATGCCTCTGTCAGAAGAAGATATTGACGTACCAGATGGTGCTGAATTTATCATGGACCCTGAAGATGACGAAGATAACAAAGGATTTTACAGAACAACTCAAGCAAACCCGCTTGGTTACCCTCCTGTAAGTCCCATATATCAAAGCACTAAGATCTATAACGGAATAGGTCATACACCAGTGTTCGATATTGCACAAATACAACGGTCTATATACGGAGACTATGGAGAGATTTACTCGAGTATCTCATACGGTGCACATCCGGTGACTGTGGTAGATGAAACAACGTTAACGCAAAACGACTTTAATGTTGGTGCAGAGCCTGGATCTGTAATACAAGTACAGAACAGTCTTAATGGGCAACCTAACTTTACTTTTGAGTTCAAGTCACCACCTCTAGACAGTATCAAAGAGTTACGTGAACTTATTGATCAAAAGATTAGTAAAATGAATGAGATAGCAATGATACGTTCCGAAGAACTTATTAAAGCATCACGTTCCGGTGTACAACTAGAAATGTATGACAGCAAGTTAGAAGCAATGATCCGTAAGAAGGCTGTCTCACTAGAAAACGCAGAAGCCAACATGTTATGGCCAATGTGGTTTGATTGGCAAGGACTAAGCATGCCAGAAGACTTAACAGTTAGTTACAATAGACTGTACAATCAAAAAGGCTTAGAAAACGAATTAGCAGAGCTGGACAAGTTACTACTCACTTATGAAAGATTTGAGAAAGTGTTTGGTCCAGATAACTATGAAGATATCCCAGAAGAGTTCGCCACACAAGAAGAAGCAGAAGCAATAGCACAAACGCTAGGCGGCTCAGGATTCCATAGTCACACTGATGAGCAGGGCATAACTATATACATGCCTTTTGAGACTCATGAGGAATACGAATTAAAATTAAGTATGGCTAAGTCAGAAGATGCTGACTTTGGTCCAGGACTTAAGATGAAGATACAAGAACGTTTAACACAATTAGTTGAAGGTTCTTACACAAACAATAGTCTTTAAAAGGACAGTTGGATAGGAGGAGTACTAATAAGTGCTCGTAAATATTACGCTCACTCAAGCGATAACTAGGAGATAAAAATGGAAGCAGATTCCACAAATACAGTTGAACATACTGAACAAAGTGTTCCGGTAACAGATTCCGCAGACAACGTAGACGTTTCGAATACGGTTAAATCTGAGAAAGCTACAACGCCAAGCGTTGAAGTAAAAGATGGTAAGTTATTTGTTGATGGCAATCGTGTGTATTCACGAGATGACGTTAATAAAATAGGTGCTAATGCTAGAAAAGAAGTTGAGTCTAAGTTAATACAAGACTTAAACGTTGACAGCATTGCAAGTGTTAAGAGTGTGGTACAAGCACTTCAAGACAGTAACCCTAGCGAAGAAGGCTCATCACTAAACGTTGAATCGTTAAGAGATGCAGTTAAGAAACGTGAGGCTACTGTAGAAGAACTTAAAGCACAAGTAAACGGCCTTAAAACAGACTTACTATTAAAGGACCATATGGGCCAACTTAATAGTGCTATGCCAAGCAATTGGTCAGCAGAACAGAAGTCAGCAGTAGTCAAATTGATGAAAGCAGACAACATGTTAGCAGTAGAAGGTGATACCTTTGCTATTAGAAGTGGAGATAGTTATCTTACTACTGATGGTGAAACACCAGACTATGCAAGTGCTGTAGAACTAGTAGGTAAGAACTTAGGTCTTAACTTCGGCAAGAAAGGTGTTGACATGCCATTAGGTGAAATCAATACACCAAATGAAGGTAAACAAGGCTCTAAGCCAGTTGACCAGAATAAGGTTAAGAATGATCCGGCATACAGAGAGGCGTATTTAGATATGCGTCTTAATCGTAAAGGAGGAGTTAGCACTAGCGATATCACAGATAATATGATAAAGACTAGAGTTAGCGAAATCCAGAAAGGAAAGGCTAGGAATTACGGTTAAGTAATTCTAGCATAATTAAATTGTCAAAATATAGGAGACAACTATGACAACTTCAACAACAGTTGCACAGTTATACACTGACCTAGTTGCAGATCTAGTACCATTTTTCATGAATGCTACTCTGCTTCCTAACTCAGCATTAATTCGCAACAGCATCAACATGGTTGGTGAAACAGGTGGAACAGTAAGATTCCCAATAACAAATACTTACACAAACGCGGCTAACGTAGCAGAAGGTGGAAACATTGGTGCTAATTTATCAACATTAACGCCTACAGCAGTAAGCATCGCTTTACAAAAGCGTGGTGTCGGTTCAAACGTAACACTAGAAGCATTAAGCGACGGTGGATATGACTTAGTATACAGATCAACTCTACAAAGACTTGGTGGTGGACTAGCTCAGGCTACTGACATTTCAGGTTTCTTAACAGCGGCTACTGCCTTTACAGCAGAAGTAGGAACAGCATCAAATCAAAATACTTCAACTAACAACGTAATTATGTCACCAGACGCATTAGGTTATGCAGTTAAAGATGAAGGTCCTATGGTAGAAACATGGTACGACGTGAATACTCAAGTTCATCAGTTCAGAGGTTCAATCAGAGACGGCTATGCGGCTATCAAACCTAACTTTGGTTGTAAAATGACTGGCTTAAACACTATCGGTACTGCGGCAGGAACAGGCGGAGCTTTAATCGGTTTTGATATCAGTTCAGTTGCACTTGGAACAACTACTCTAAGAGTACAAAATGCTCCAACACTAGATAACGGTAACTACATTGCGGCTATCGACCCAGCGGCAGAATATGCTATCAATGAGCAGGTTGCTCTTGCAGGTGGCGGCGCGGCAATTGGTTCTTTATCTGATATTGGTAACAGAGCTTTTTACGACGGACTAGTAGGTCAAGCAGTAGGGTGTGCGTTCTTTAGAACTAACAACTTACCTTCAGCAGACTTAACTTAAATTAGGATAATATTATGGCATTTGTAACAGACGGCGCAGGAAACGTAACATCATTCGCGGAATTCACCGACGTGTTGCAGAAGGATCAACGACTATTAGAAGCAAACGTAATCAAAGTACCAGCAGAGTCAGGCTTTGTTGATACTACAGATTTCGTAGAAGATATGCTTACTAAGAGTACCGATCGCATAAACATCAAATTTAAAGCAAGTTCTTGGTACCAAGGGTATTTGAATTACGTGGGACAATCAGTGTCGAATCCGGCACTGATGCCCGACTTTAATCCAAATTTAATCCTTACACGGAAACAAGAATTTACTGATCTTTGTGTGTTTTATTGTATGTATTATTATCTCTTACCTCTAATAGGAGACTTCTCGCAAGAGGATTCCGCAGAGGTACAGAAGATAAAGTATTATGAGGACAAGTTCCAAGGCTTATTCAATGAGCTTATAGCACTTGCTGATTGGTACGATGCAGACAACGATGGTGCAGTCGAAGATTCTGAAAAGGTCTGGACTAACCAGACTGTAAGACGTTCAAGACGTAGATCAACAGTGGTGAGAGTTAACTAATGTCAATTAGATCTAACATCATGAGTAAATTGGCAGAAACAGTAGCCAATGGTGGCGTTACAAGTACAGACTATGCTCTGGAACGTAACGAACTACCATGGAATGCTAGTGGTGAGCCACTCTATGTAAAGAACATGCGTGTAGTGTATGTCGGCGATGAAGAAGAAGCCAAAGTCCAATTGTATCGCACATTGGATCAAGGTGATGTCTTTCAAACCGACACTACAGTTCAAGCCTTCTTAACAGAAGATGCCAAAAATATTAACGCACTTAACCCAACAGTTATAGAAAACATGCTTAATGCCAAGAGTGTAATTAACACAACAACTGGATTCAATGTCCAAGTTGCTGAAAGTGGTTACGAACAAGTAATTGAGAATGATTATATAACATATACTTTCGAGTATACATTTACAACCATATAGGAGAAATATTATGGCAGCAGTAATTAATGTAACAGCGGGTAGTCAAGCAGTCCTAACTTTAGGTACTACAGCAACTATGGCTAAACCAGGCGGCACAGGCGGAATGATTATTCCTTTCGTTCAAGACGTAACAGTCAATGCGGCCCCAGGTATAGTTAGATATTCTGTGCTAGACAGTTCATCAAGCCAAGCATTTACAACAGTTAATGAGAATTCAATCTCAGGAAACATGTTGTTAGACGAAGAAACATTCTTCGGACTAGCGACAGCCGGCGGTGTAAATACCGTTGCTGACGCAGGTCTGTTTGCAACATCTACAACAAAAACAAAAGTATTCTTTTCAGTGGCTTTCGAAGGAAGCGACTCAGGAGATTACTATGTTCATGGTCAAGCCTTTATAGGCGGATTGGCACCAACAGCATCTATGGATGCGGCGGTGTGGATCTCACCAATTGAATTGATTGTAGACGGCGAACTAGGCAGTCTGACTGTTTAACGACCCCAACATATATAACTCCCTCAATTGGGGGAGTTGTATTATTATAGGATAAAGATATGAAACATAAATTTTTAAGAAATTTTGATGCAGAAGGACATTGGACTAAGCCTTCTAGAATTATTACCGTTAATGGCGTTGAACACGACATGGACGAGTATGCAAAAGAACATGGTATTGAACTACCAGACTCTAAGTCTAAAAAACATAAAGATATAAAGAAAGAGGTAAATACACATGCAGATATGGGAAAACAAGACCATTCCGGAGATCATAAAGTCGATGGAAAAAGAGAT